CCCGAATGTAGGTACGTATCTTGACCCGAACACTGCTCGCAGTTTCAGTATCGAAATTGCGGTAAATAAAGGTAAACAAGAAGCCGAAGTTGCGCGTCAAGACGCCAATGTACGCAAATTCACCGGCATGTTGGGTGATTTGTCGCCTACTCAAATCATGAAGATTCGCAGCCTCCCGCAGCAGAAGGACATGACAGTCGCAGATCAGGTGATCGAGTACGAAATCGTCACCGGCAAGCCGGCACCCCAGAACGTCATCGACAAGTTCTACAAGGTGGAGGCGGAAACCGGCACGGGTCTGGGCGGAAACAGCCTCAAGGCCCAGGCGCTGCGGTTCGTGAGCGCGAACGCCCCGGCCTACGCCAACGGGATGATGGACCCTGCGGAAGCCCGGAACTTTGAGGCGATGTACACCGAAGCCTACGCGGCGATCGAGAAGCAAGACCCGCTGACTGGCATGTGGACGAAGATTCAGCCGACCGTGCCCGCATTCGCCACGGAGGCTCTGCGCCGCGGCTCCGGGTTCTACGGTGGACTCAATATGCCGACTCAGCAAGGGTCCGGCGCCCCGACGTCCGCGCAGGCCGGCACCGGGGCTGCCCCGATGGAGAAGGCGGTGGTCTCGGTCGGCGGGCAGCCGCTGACCCGCCCGCCCCGCCCCGGTGTGCAGAAGACCGCCCCGGCCGCACCGGTGGGGGACCAGTCGTCCCTGTGGACCCGCCGCTCGAACATCACGGGTGTGGTGCCGGCTGCCGCAGCCGCCGCTGGTCGGATACCGGTGGTCGGGGAGATGTTGGACGGCGGGGGTCAGTACGCCACCGATCGGCAGTATGCCGAAGCCTCGTCGCGCGAACTCATCCGCGCCCTGAGTCAGAGCGGCCGGTACATGGCAACGGAAATGGCGGCGATCGAGAAGGAAGTCGACATCTCCGGTCAGGTGCTGGACAACCCGGAAGCCTACGCTCGCCGGCTGATCGGTATAGATGAGGCGCTGGAACGCCGGATCAGTGACGAGACCAAGATTCTCGCTAACCCCAAAACCCCGCTTGAACAGCGCAAAGCAGCCGAGTCGGTCATCAACGTCATCACCAACTTCCGCCAGACCCTCGGGGTGCCGCAGAAGGTGAAGTCGAAAGAGGAAGCCATGAAGCTGCCGCCCGGAACCGAGTTCATTGACCCGAACGGGGTGGTTCGTGTCGTACCGGGAGCGCGCTGATGGATGACTTCAGTGATTTCCCGGAAGCCGGGACCGTAGCGAAGCCGGACGACGAGTTCGCTGACTTCCCGGAAGCTCGGGCATCCGGTGCCAGTGCCGAGTCAAAGGTACGCGCGGGTCTGGAGGCTGGTGCCGGCGCGGCCGTGGAGTTTGGTGCTGTGCTCCCTGCGATGGTAGGCGGCGCCCAAGCTGGCATAGCCGCAGCCCCGTTTCTCGGACCGTTCGCCCCTCTCGGTCCTGTTGTTGGCGGGATTGCCGGGGGCGCTGCCGCCTTGAAAGCTGGCGGCATGGCCCGTGAGTCTCTGGGTCTGCGTACCCCTGAGCAATTTGACCCCGAGCTTCGACCTGCCGCCTACGCTGGTGAGTCGTTCGGTGGCGCGCTCCCGATTACCGGGGCACCTTACGTGGCTGCGCGCACGGGTCTGCGCTTTGCTGAGAACACTGTCGGCCTGTTCCTGAACCGGATCATCGACACCGCCAAGAAACAGCCGCTGCGGTTTGCTGCCGCCGAACTCACCAGTGCCGCAGGGGCTGCGACAGGTGCAGGCATGGCTGAAGCCATTGCGCCGGGGCGCACTGATGTCCGCATCGGTGCTGAAGTGACGATGGGGATGTTCAATCCAACTCGTCTGGCTATCGATGCGGCAGGGTATGGTACGAAGATGATCCGCTCGACATGGGAAGCCGTCAGTCCTGCTGGTCGAGAGACAGCGGCTGGTCGGCTTCTGCAAGACCTGTTTCGCGTAACCGGTGAAGACCCGACCGTGGTCGCCCGGATTCTCCGGCAACAAGGCATCGTGGGTACTGAAGGACTCACTGCTGCACAGAAGACAGGTTCTGCGGCTCTCGGGGCGCTGGAGGACTACGCATCGAAAAAGAGCGCGCAGTTCGGTGCCGAGGCGGAGCGCAAGGCGCGTGATGGTCTGGACGCTCTGCGCGGTCAGATCACGCTCCTGAGCAACACCGGCGATCCTGCTGCGCTGACCGCTGCCGCCAAGCTCAAGGACACCTACTTCCGCACCCTGATCCAAGGGCGTCTGGACGGCGCGATCAACGACGTCCATGTCGCCGTGAGCAAGATCAGCAAGGACACTCCGGGTGCTCGGGCTGAACTAAGCGTCAAGGCTCGGGAGGCTGTAGGCGAGTCGATCAAGGAAGTCCGGGCAGTGGAGTCCGAGCTTTGGACCAAGGTCGATGGTACTCGTGCTGTCCAGCCGACGAACCTGCAACAGACGCTGGACGAACTGAGCAAAGACCTGTTGCCCGAGGTCCGGAACGAGAAACTACCCAAGGTCGTCCGCTCGTTCCTGGATCGCGTGACCAAGGCGTCCTCTGACTCCGAGGTCTATGACCCCGAGACGCTTTCGTTCGTCAGCGTTCCCGGTTCCGTCAAGGGTACAAACGTCAAGGAGATGCGCCAGCTTCGCAGCGAACTACTCGACCAAGCGCGTGCCTCCACGAACACCGGCGACTTCGGCCAGGCTCGCATCTACAACGATCTGGCTGAGTCGGTGCTGGATGACATGGATGTCGCGTTCCGTGAGGCCGGTGACAAGACATACGACGAGGCTCGTGCCTTCTCGCGCGAGTTGAACGACGTGTTCACCCGCAGCTTCGTCGGTAAGGTAACTGCTCAAGGGCGCTACGGTAACCGGGTGGCCCCGGAACTCACGCTGCGCAAGGCGCTGGCGTCCGGTGGCGAGGCGGCTGCAATCCAGATGCAGGAACTGGAGCAGGCCACCCGGTTCCTCCAGACGCGGGGTCTGGGTGACGACACTGCGGTGACCACAATGCTGGATGCTCAAGAGCGCATTCTTCGGATCGGAGCAGCCGAATCTATCGACCCGCTCACCGGTCGCGTAAAGCCCGAGCGCGTCGCTCAGTTCATGCAGAAGAACGAGTTGCTTCTGAAGCGGTTCCCCGAGGTGGCTGCGGACCTGAAGGCGGCGTCCAGCGCCGAGGATGCTGCGCGCCGAATGGAGGCGCTGGCGAAGCGACAGACGAACGTGGTCATGCAGCAGAAGGCGTTCGCCAAGCTGATCGAGTCCGACCCTGTGTCGATGGCGAGTCGTGCGCTCCTATCGAACACGCAGGAAAAAGACCTTGTGAAGATGATCAAGATCGCCAATACCCCCGAGGCGATGGAGGGCATGCGCGCCTCAGTATTCAACGCTGCGATCCTGCGGGCGACTGACAAGAACAACGTGCTCAACCTTGAGCAGATGCGCGGGCTGCTGTTCACCTCGCGCAACTTTGGCGGTAAGTCCCCGATCCAGATCATGCAGGAGAATGGGGCGCTGACGCCGCAGATGGCCGACCAGATCAAGCGAGTGTTCCAAGCGGCCGAGAACATCGCACGCGCACAGAAGCCGGGAACCGCTGTCGAAGTGAAGACCGACCTCACGGATGCAGCGATGCAGACGCTGGCGCGCATGGTCGGCTCGGGTGCTGCGGGTGCTGCCGCCAAAGCTGCCGGATCGAGCAGCCCGTCGCTCATCGTGCATGGCGCCGGTGCCCGACTGGTCGAGACAGCCCTGACCAAGCTACCGAAAAAGGCAATTCTGGATATCTGGGTCGATGCGCTGAACAACCCGGACAGGATGGCGCTGTTGCTGGAGAAAGCCGGACCCCCTGCGCAGCAGGCCATGCAAGCACGAAGAATTCATGCTTGGCTGGTACAATCCGGATTGACCAGTGTCCAGAGCGCCACGAGTCCGGAGCCTGAGCGCGCCTATGTGCCGCCTTCACAACGGATGAGCACTCGTTCTAACCCGAGGGCATCGCAATGACAGTCAGCACCACACAATCCCGGATCGGGTACAACGGCAACGGGGCGACGACAGTCTTTTCGTTCCCGTACCGATTCCTGGCGGACGCCGATCTCACGGTCACTCTGGTCCGCGCAGACACGACTCAGGTCGTTCAGGTGCTCAGTACCGACTACACCGTCTCCGGTGCCGGGGATGACGCGGGCGGCACAGTCACGATGGTCGTGGCCCCGGCTACCGGGCAGCAGTTGATCATCGTGCGCGATATCGAACTGACGCAGGAGACGGACTATATCTCGGGCGACCCGTTCCCTGCTGAGACGCACGAGCGCGCACTCGACAAGCTGACGATGATCTCGCAGCGCCTGAACAACCTGATCTCTCGCTCGATCCGGCTCAGTGACGCTGATCTGCTGGTGACCTCGACGATCCTTCCGGCACCGGTTGCCAATGCAACCCTGGTGTGGAATGCCACTGGAACCGCACTGGTAAATGGGGTCGGCACCGGTGAGTTCGTGGGCCTGTCGCCCTACATGGAGGTGGTTCTGGGGTCTGTGGATATTGCCGAGGCGCAGACGAACCTCGGGGTATCCGCATTCGTTCAGACCATCTTCAATGATGCTGATGCTGCGGCTGTGCGCACCACTATCGATGCAGCATCGGCCACCGGGACCACGACGAACGACAACGCGGCTGCCGGCAAGGTAGGGGAAGTGCTCGAAGCGGAACTGGTGTCTGGATCGGCCACCGCGCTGACGACGGCTACCTCGAAGAACGTAACATCGCTCCCCCTCGCGGTCGGTGATTACGATGTCGATGCGATGATCGGTTTCACGATTGTCAATACCTCAACGATCTGGCAAGGCAGCATCAGTCAAATCTCTGCAACACTGAACGCCAAGAATCGAGATTATCGACGTGTCGGCACCGCGGGAAACTTGGTCGGGGTCTATGAAGCTGCGGTCCCGTCAGCGCGTATTTCACTGGCAGCACCGGCTACGCTTTACTTGGTGGCCGAGGCGACTTTTGCGTCAGGATCGAATGCCGCCTACGGGTGGATCAGGGCG